TTCATGTTGTATTACTCTATCGTTACCTGCTATTCTGTAAGATAGTATTGCTGTTGTTTGCTTTGCTTTTGGTTTCATACTATACCTTTCTAGTTAAGACACAGCGATTGCTGTGTTAAGTTCGTTTTACATTAACCTAGGCTATGTGTAAAGCAAATACCGGCTACCCTACCCATACCCCACCACCCCAAATATATAGTATGGGACCCGCCCTCCCCCTAACCCCATAATCTACACAAATAATTTCACAAATTACAAAACTCCCCCCGTCACTTTATAAACTTGACATATAAAAAATATTTCGCAAAAAAATTGAAAAGTTTGTGTGGAAAAAACAAGGAAATATTACAGACAAAGCCCTTTGTGTTGCATTTAATACAGACTACGCCGTAGCTTAGCAAAAAATGTGTAATATGCTACACAAAAAACTAAATTGATTTTGGGTCTAGAGAATAGACTTCTGAATATACTGCTTTGAGTTTAAGGAAAGATTCCTCATGGAGATGGAACTTAGGGTCTTTCTTTATATAGAGGGCTAGGTGAACCATTTCGTGTAACAGAGTTTGAAATATGGTAATGAAATGACCACAAGACCCAGAACTTATTTCAATCTGCATCTCAACTTCATCAAAACAACCATAGATACCAGGATCACTAATTACTTTAAACTTCACTTTGCTAGAACGAGGCATTTTAAATTTGTTAAAAGGTGGCAGTTTGCATGCCATAGTATAAAGGTGTGCTAGATTTTGCGGAGTTAAAGTAGTCTTCATTAAAAAGACCAGGTCAAAATAACAAGGGCAAAGTCGGGCTGTGTGAAAAGAAGTGTAATCATAGTAGTATTTTACCAAAAACCTGTGTTACAATCACAAAAAGCTGCAAAATTAATCTCATAGGTGACACAGCAACCCATGCAAACTGAACAAAATCAACAACTTAGTGAAAAAGAAATCACTATAATACCCCATTTAGAGGACAATGTGCCTCTACCTAAGAACGCACGCGAAGCATTACCAGAGTTATCTAACGAAGAAGAGCTAGAAATGATGGCTAATACCATTAAATTGATCTCAGACTTAACCGGAGAACCGATCCAAGCTACGAAAGAAGATATTGCAGAGGCTAAAACTGTAGCTGAGACTATGGTTAAACACCCAGAAAATAAAATACAGTATAAAAAATATAAAAATTCAGTGTTAGCATCCCTTGCTGGCATGGTTGCAGAGTTAGATGCACAAGTAGTTGATGATTTAAAAGACTTAAAGACATTCGTAGTGAATGGACTTATCAAAGAAGCTGCAACTGCAGAGAAATCTAAAGAAAGAATTACAGCATTACGTGCAATAGGTGAAGTAGATGGTGTTGATGCATTCAAAAGAACTACAGAAGTGGTACATAAAAACATGTCTATGGATGATATAGAGGATAAACTAAGAACGCTGGTTAATAAATTACAAAAAAGAATAGAAGATAAAGAAAAACAATCTGACTCACAAGTAATAGATGCAGAAGTAGTTAAAGATGAGTGATGAAAGAAAAGAACAAGAGGCTCGGATAACGAGTTTATTACTATTTTTACAATCTAATAATAAATATTTAGAACCAGACGAAGCACAAATGGTAGATGCCCTAGCAGAAGCTATGGGTGGTAAGATTGTACAAGATGTAGGTAGTACTAGCTTTTTAGATTTCATTAATCATGTATACCCAGGATATAAAGTAGGAGCACATCATGCTAGGTTGGCTAAGATATTTGAGGATATTGCTGCGGGAGAGAAGAAACGAGTTATTGTTAACATTGCACCACGCCACGGAAAGTCGGAACTTATTTCCTATCTTGCTCCAGCATGGTTCCTCGGTAAATTTCCTCACAAAAAGGTTATTATGGCGTCTCACACAGCTGATTTGGCGGTTGGTTTTGGTCGTCGTGTCCGTAATTTGGTGGGGTCAGATGCGTATAAAGATATATTTCCGCAAGTAGAACTACAAGCAGACTCTAAATCTGCATCACGATGGGGGACAAATTTTAATGGAGAATATTTTGCGATTGGTGTGGGTGGTGCCCTCGCTGGTCGCGGGGCTGATCTTTTTATCATTGACGATCCACACTCTGAACAAGATGCCATGCTCGGACGACCCGATGTTTTTCTCCCTGCTTGGGAGTGGTTTCAGTCTGGCCCTTTACAGCGTCTTATGCCTGGCGGTGCGATTATTGTAGTAATGACTCGTTGGAGTAAACTTGATTTGACAGGACAGATTGTCAATCAAATGGTAAAGAATGAAGATGTAGATCAGTGGGAAGTTGTTGAATTTCCTGCAATTATTGAAGATAAAAATGGAATTGAACGTCCTCTTTGGCCTGAGTTTTGGAGTTTAAAAGAATTACAGGCAAAAAAAGCTGCACTTGATGTTAGATATTGGAATGCACAGTATTTACAAAATCCAGTATCAGAAGAAGGTGCGTTAATTAAAAAAGAGTGGTGGAAGATATGGGAGGCTGAAGACCCACCAAGTTGTGAATTCACAATTATGAGTTTAGATGCTGCCCAGGAGGCGAATACAAGAGCGGACTATAACGCGCTCACCACTTGGGGCGTCTTTTTTAACGAAGAAACGAATAACTATAATATAATACTACTAAATTCAATAAAGAAACGATTAGAGTTTCCTGAACTCAAAGAACTTTGTATAGAAGAATATAAAGAGTGGGAACCTGATGCGTTTTTAGTAGAAAAGAAATCTAATGGAGCTGCTCTATATCAAGAATTTAGAAGAATGGGCATTCCAGTAGGAGAATTTACACCTGGAAAAGGGCAAGACAAAATAACTCGTGTAAATGCCGTGTCAGATCTCTTTAGATCTGGTATAGTGTGGGCTCCAGACCGTAGATGGGCTAAAGAAGTAGTAGAAGAATGTAACGATTTTCCTAGCGGTGCTAATGATGACTTGGTAGATAGCACTACACTAGCATTAATGAGGTTTAGACAAGGTGGATTTATTAGATTACCTAACGATGAACCAGAAGATATACCAGGATTTAGAAGTTCTAGAAATAAATTGTATTTAGTTTAAGGATAAAATATGGCAATAGAAAAAGGTATAGCACAAGCACCTCAAGGTATAGAAGAACTAGCTCAAACACAGCCAGACCTATCAATTGAGATTGAAAATCCAGATTCTGTCACATTAGATGATGGTAGTATGGAGATTACTATTATTCCTGGCAAAGAAACTAATGATGAATTTAATGCTAACTTAGCAGAAGACATGGATGAAGGCCAACTTACTGAACTATCAGGTGATTTAATTGGTGAGTATGATGCAGATATTAATTCAAGAAAAGATTGGTTAACAACTTATGTGGAAGGCTTAGAGTTACTAGGCTTAAAAGTTGAAGACAGAACAGAACCGTGGCCCGGCGCATGTAATGTATATCATCCCTTAATGACAGAAGCGCTGGTTAAGTTCCAAGCTGAAACTATGATGGAAACATTCCCCGCCGCAGGCCCAGTTAAAACACAAATTGTTGGTAAACAGACAAAAGAAAAAGAAGAAGCCGCTGAACGTGTAAAAGATGATATGAATTATCAACTCACGGATATGATGCCTGAGTATAGACCTGAACATGAAAGAATGTTATGGGGTTTAGGTTTAGCTGGTAATGCATTTAAGAAAGTTTATTACGATCCTAACTTTGAACGTCAGGTAGCTATGTATGTACCTGCTGAAGATATTGTAGTTCCTTATGGTGCATCAAGTTTAGAAACAGCTGAACGTGTAACACATGTAATGAGAAAGACAAAGAATGAACTACGTAAGTTACAAGTTGCAGGATTTTATCGTGATGTAGAATTAGGTGAACCTTTCTTAGATGTAGATGAAGCTGAAAAGAAAATTGCAGAAAAATTAGGATTTAATCCTACAGAAGACGATAGATATAAGATTCTAGAAATGCATGTCAATCTAGATCTAGAAAACGGTGATAGTGAAGATGGTATAGCACTACCTTATGTTGTAACAATTGAAAAAGGTACCGGTACAATTCTTTCTATTAGACGTAATTGGAATCCTGATGATAAATTAAAAGCTAAGCGTCAACATTTTGTACACTACGGATATATTCCAGGATTTGGTTTTTACTGCTTTGGTTTAATTCACTTGATTGGAGCGTTTGCTAAATCAGGCACAATGATTTTACGTCAACTTGTTGATGCAGGTACTCTATCTAATCTTCCTGGTGGTTTAAAATCTCGTGGTTTACGTATTAAAGGTGATGATACCCCTATCGCTCCAGGTGAATTTAGAGATGTAGATGTTCCATCAGGTGCTATTAGAGATAATATCTTACCATTACCGTATAAAGAACCTTCACAAGTTTTAAGTGCATTAATGAATCAAATTATTGAAGAAGGTAGACGTTTTGCTTCAGCTGCTGATATGAAAGTATCTGATATGTCTGCTAACTCACCAGTAGGCACTACATTAGCTATATTAGAAAGAACATTGAAAGTAATGTCAGCTGTACAAGCTCGTGTTCACTATGCAATGAAACAAGAGTTTAAATTATTAGCTGGTATTATTCGTGATTACACTCCACAAGAATATTCATATGAACCAGAAATTGGTGATCGTCGTGCTAAACAATCTGACTATGATTGCTGTGAAGTTATTCCTGTATCAGATCCAAACGCAGCTACAATGTCACAAAAAGTGGTGCAATATCAAGCTGTAATGCAAATGGCTCAAGCTAATCCGCAAATATATGACCAAGTAGAATTAAATCGTCAGATGTTAGAAGTATTAGGAGTTAAAAATATTGGAAAATTAATACCTAATGCCGAAGACAAAAAGCCAAAAGATCCTGTGTCAGAAAATATGGCTATTATTAATGGTAAACCTGTTAAAGCATTTATATTCCAAGATCATCAGGCACATATAACAGTCCATATGGCTGCTATGCAAGATCCAAAACTTATGCAATTAATGAGTCAAAATCCTCAGGCACAAGCTATGCAAGCAGCAGCATTAGCACATATTAATGAGCATATTGCGTTTGAATATAGAAAACAATTAGAAGAGCAATTAGGTGTACCACTACCTAATCCTGATGAAGTATTACCAGAAGATGTTGAAGTTGAATTATCAAGACTTACTGCTCAAGCTGCACAAAAATTATTAGCTAAAGATCAAGCAGAAGTTCAACAACAACAAGCTCAACAACAGCAACAAGATCCATTAGTTCAAATGCAACAACAAGAACTACAACTTAAAGCTCAAGAACTACAAATTAAAGCACAGAAAACTCAAGCTGATATTCAAGCAGAGCAAACTAGATTAGCACTAGATAAATTACGTATTGAATCTCAAGAACGTATTGCAGGTGCTCAATTAGGTGCTGATGTAATGATGAGTGATAAAGATTTAAAATCTAAACAAGTTATGGAAGGTGCTCGTTTAGGAATTGAAGCAGTAAAAACTAAAGAACAGTTAGCTACTCAAAAAGATCAAATTGATAAACAACATTCAATTCAACGACAACAAGTTATGAACCAAAATAAACAAAAGGAACAACCAACAACAGAGGAGTAACATATGGATCAAACGCTAGAGCTATTATTGTCTCGAATAGATGACCAGCGCAAAACAGTATTAATAAATTTAGGAGACGGAGCAGCGAAGGATTATGCTTCGTACACTAATATGACAGGATATATACGAGGTCTATCCGTCGCAGAAAGTTTAATTAAAGACCTTGCACAAAGAATGGAGACTTATGACGATGAGTGACATACTCACAATGAATAAGAATTTAGTCGATGCAAATGGCCGACCAATTGTTATTCCAACATTAGATGAAGTAAATGCAGAAGATATTCCAATTGAAAAAAGAGGATTACAACTGCCTGATCCAAAAGGTTATAGAATTTTATGTGCAATTCCAGAAGCATCGGAAACATATGAAAGTGGACTAGTAAAAGCTGGTCAAACAAAACACATTGAAGAACATTCAACAGTTGTATTATTTGTAGTACGAATGGGAGATATGTGTTATAAAGACGAGTCAAGATTTCCGACTGGTCCATGGTGTAAAGAGGGTGATTTTATTTTGACACGTGCTTATGCAGGTACTAGATTTAAAATCCACGGAAGAGAATTCCGCATTATAAACGACGATACTGTAGAAGGTGTGGTGCAAGATCCACGCGGCTACACTCGCGCATAAGGAGAACTAAATGGCTGACGTAAAAGATGGCGATATTGTATTTGAATATCCAGATGATGTAGAATTACCAGAAACAAAAGTTTCTGTAGAAAAAGAAGAACCAGAAAAAGAAGTTAAGATTCAAACTAAAGCAGATGATATTGATCTTGAAATTGAGGACGATACCCCTGTTGAAGATAAAGGTAAAGAACCCTTACCTAAAGAAAAAGTAGAAGAATTAGAAAATGACACTTTAGAAGATTATTCTGAACGTGTTAAACAACGTATGGCTCAGCTTAAAAAAGTTTGGCATGACGAAAGACGTGCTAAAGAAGCTGCAGACCGTGAACGTGAAGAAGCAATTAAATATGCTAAACAAATTGCTGAAGAAAATAAAAAATTAAAGACAACTTTAAGTTCTGGTGAAGAAGAATACATCAAAGCCGTAAGTAATTCTTTAGAAAATCAGCTTATGTTAGCTAAACGAGATTATCGTGAAGCATATGATTCTGGTGATACAGAAAAGATTATTGAAGCCCAAGCTAAGATGAACGACGCACAAATGCGTTTGTCTCAAATTCAGCAATATAAGCCTCAATATAAAAATGCTTTACAAGAAGACGAAAAAGATGTATATATACAGGAAACAAGACCTCAAGTTACAAAACCAGACTCAAAAGCCTTAAATTGGCAGGAAAAGAACACTTGGTTTGGTAAAGATGAAGAAATGACTAGTCTTGCCCTAGGGGTACATGAGAAATTAGTTAGAAGTGGCATAGACCCCACATCTGATGAATATTACCGTCGTATTGATAGTACGATGCAGAAACGATTCCCAGAATACTTTGGGGATGCAACGCTAGACGAGGAAAAACCCGCCGAGCGCACTAAACCTTCGAATGTTGTTGCTCCGGCAACGCGTAGCACCGCGCCTAAAAAAGTGAAACTGACGAAGACTCAGGTGGCGTTAGCCAAGAAATTTGGTATAACACCGGAACAATATGCAAGAGAAACTTTAAAATTGGAGAATGCAAATGGATAAAAGATTAGATCGTGAACAAGAAGTAAGAAGTGAATTTCAAAGAGCAGATAGCTGGAAACCTGCATCATTATTACCTGAATTTAAAAAGGTACCTGGTTGGGCATATCGCTGGATTCGTACTAGCTTATTGAATGATGCTGATAATCTAAATGTATCCTCTAAAATGCGTGAAGGATGGGAACCCGTGAAATTAGCGGACCACCCTGAAATGAAAATAATGGTTGACCAAAATTCTCGTTTTAAAGATGGGATTGAAATTGGTGGACTATTATTATGTAAGATCCCAGAAGAGTTTGTTGCTCAACGTAAAGCTCATTACGACAATCTTGCTAAACAGCAAGCTGAAGCAGTTGACAACAGCTTTATGAAACAAAATGATCCTCGTATGCCTCTTTTCTCTGAGAAGAAATCTACGACTTCATTCGGTAAAGGTAATTAATTTTAAAAATTAGGAGATTATTATGGCTTATCCATCAGTAACTGCTCCGTACGGCTTAAAACCTATTAATCGTTTTGACGGTTTACCATATGCAGGTGCTACTAATCAGTACCCTGTAACAAGTGGTCAAGCTGTGTATAACGGCCAAGTAGTTGCATTCGTAACGGGCGGTACAGTATCACCAGTAGCATCTCACACAGCTAGTACTTATGCTGTAGGTGTTGTTGTTGGTGTTCAATACACAAACTCATCAGGTCAAACAGTGCAAGCTCAATATGCACCAGCATCTGGCGTAACTAACGTTATTGCTTATGTTGTAAATGACCCAGCAGCTGAATTCAAAGTAGCTGTTACAGGTAACAATCAAACGATTACTCCAGTAGCAGGCACTATTTTAAATTCAAACGTTTTACTCGTAGTAGGTACAGGCGACACAGCAACAGGTAACATCAATTCATCTATTGACGGTGCTTCAGCTGGTGTTACTGCTACATCATTATTTAGAGTGACTGCTCTTGTTCCAGAAACTATCGATCCAACAACTGGGTACTACTCAGAAGTTATCGTTAAATTCAACGGTACATGGCATCAACAATTATCAACAACAGGCACAGCGCCAGCTTAATTAAGGAGAATACGACATGGCTATTTCACGCGCACAGCTCCTTAAGGAGCTCTTACCAGGACTAAATGCACTATTTGGTCTAGAATACAAACGTTATGGTGAAGAACATAAAGAAATTTATGAAACAGAAACATCAGAACGTTCATTCGAAGAAGAAACAAAACTTTCAGGTTTCTCAGCAGCACCAGTCAAAAACGAAGGCACTGCAATCGCTTATGACAATGCTCAAGAAGCTTGGACTGCTCGATACAATCATCAAACTATCGCTCTTGGTTTCTCTCTAACAGAAGAAGCTGTAGAAGATAACTTGTATGACACATTATCAGCACGTTACACAAAAGCTTTAGCTCGCGCTATGGCTTACACAAAACAAGTTAAAGCAGCTGCAGTATTAAACAATGGCTTCAACACTTCTGGTTCTTACAACGGTGGTGATGGTGTTTCATTATTTAACACAGCTCACCCACTTGTTTCTGGTGGCACAAACAGCAACACTCAATCTACAGCAACTGACTTGAACGAAACTGCACTTGAAAATGCGGTTATTCAAATCGCTGCATGGACAGATGAGCGTGGCCTATTGATTGCTGCTCAACCACGTAAATTAGTAGTTGCTCCTGGCAACCAATTCGTTGCAACTCGTTTGCTCGAAACTGAATTACGTGTTTCAACAGCTGACAACGACATCAACGCTATTAAGAATAATGGTTCAATCCCAGAAGGTTATACAATTAACCACTTCTTAACAGACAGTGATGCGTACTTCTTAACAACTGATGTACCAAACGGCATGAAACACTTTGTCCGTACACCATTATCTACATCTATGGATGGCGATTTTGATACAGGCAATGTTCGTTACAAAGCTCGTGAACGTTACAGCTTCGGTTGGTCAGATCCTCTCGGTATGTGGGGTTCACCAGGCGCTGCTTAATCAGCATCTGGCACGTACTACTAAGGCCCTTGCTTAAAACGCAGGGGCTTTTTTCATGGTTTTCTTGATGTTAACGTGTACACAAAAGAGCAAAATGTAGACATATACACAATGATGTGTATAAAAAATTAAGGAGAATATTATGAAAGCATGGCAAAAACCAGCAGCAACAGAAATGAGATTTGGCTTTGAAGTAACCCTTTACGTGATGAATCGATAAGGTTATAATGGTTTGAACTAGGGAGTACTTAGTGCTCCCTTTTTCTTTAGGAGCCGTTATGCCTTATAAAGACGAAGCAACACGTAAAGCCTACATGAAAGAGTACCATGCAAAGTGGTATCAGAAGCATAAAGAAAAACGACTAAAACAAATTGCAGAATATACTGCAGCCAAACCAAAAGAGTGGATTCAAGCTAAAGGTCGTAAGCATCATTTAAAACGACGATATAATATCACTCAACAAGAATATGAAACCAAGCTAGTAAGTCAAGATTATAAATGTGCCATATGTGGTAAAGATGCCTTAGACAATAGAAGAGGAGATAAAATAGATCCTTTACATGTAGATCATTGCCATGAAACAAATAAACTTAGAGATCTATTATGTTATGCCTGTAATTCAGGATTAGGACAGTTTAAAGATAATATAGAAATCCTTCAAAAAGCCATAGATTACCTACGTAAACACATGATATAATACTTGCAAATAGTGCCAATTCAGGTATTATTTGGGAATCCGGGTTACCCGGTTTATTAGACTGTCCCGGCAGACGCATACAAGACTAATAAACTTAACTTTGTATGAAGGAAAAATATCATGGCAAGAACTACGTTTAGCGGACCAGTCGCGTCCGACAATGGCTTTATCGGTGGTACATCTGCAGACCCAATCTCAGTAACCACTGCTCAAAATATCTCAAGTTTTTATGGTACAACATCTGCAACATCAGGTGATACACGTTTAAACTATTCTAAATTAACATTTACAGCTGCAGGTTCTGGTGAAACATTAAGAGCTTTCTCAGTTGTAACAGGTGCAGCAGCAGTTGGTGGCACAATCAATGGCGCTCATATTTCTATGTCTGTAAACACAGGTGGTTCTATTTCAGGTGCAGGTAATGCATTAAGAGCTACATTAGGTGTTGCAGCTTCAGTATCTCCAGGTGGTACATTAGCAGCTATTCAAGCTGATTCTGACATTGGTTCTGGCGCTACACTTCCAGCAAGCACAGCATTCATTCGTTGCACAAACAGCGGTTCAGGTACTATTTCTAATTTATTTAATTTACCTGATGCAATGGTTGCTCCAATTGGTGGTACTTCTACAACTCCAACACAAAAAATTAGATTTGTAGATTCAGCAGGTACAGCATACTTCTTATACGCTGTCGAAGCATAATTAATGGAAATAACAAAAGAGTTTCTTTTGGCTGAGATTAAGCGTCTTGAAAGTGAACGTAATCAAGCATCTAGTTTTATTACAGCTTCTCAAGGCGCTATCGATGCATATACTGCACTAGTTGAAAGACTAGATGCCAAAGAACAAGGAGAATAATTATGATGCAAACCGATGTAAAAGCAGCGACATTAGCTAATACCGGATCTATAGCAACACCGACTAGATTAAAAGGATTAGTTATATCATATACTGCTGGTACAGGATCTGTAGTTTTAAAAGACGGCGGCTCTGGTGGTACAACTAGATTTTCATTTACTGCTCCTGCAACTACTAATGGTGCTATTAATGTAATCATTCCTGGTGAAGGTATTAGGTTTGATACATCTATTTATGGCGCTATTACAGATGCAACAGTAACAGTATTTTATGGCTAAAAAGGGCGTATCATTAGCAGTCGGACGTGGTGAGAAGCTCCCTGTGTCTAAAGGCGCAGGTCTCACTGCTAAAGGTCGTGCTAAATATAATCGAGCTACAGGATCAAATTTAAAAGCTCCACAACC